ACCGCCACACGCCGCCCCGCCAACCCAGCCGACAACCGGCTGACCGTGCGCTTCTCCCCCGAGGAAATCCGGCGCATCGTGGCCGATTCGCGCAAGCGGCGGGTGTTTCCGAGCGACACCGTGCGGCGGATCATTCGGCTTTATTACGCACCAATAACAAGGAGGAAACCATGCTAGGAGTCACTATCGGAATCGTCGGCATCTGCCTTTTCGCCATGATGGCGTTCTGCAACTCGGGGTTGAAATGAACAACCTCACACGCCGCGTCATCGCCCTCGACGCCTACCTCGTCGGCCTCGTTTTCTTCCGCTGGCTGGCTACCGGCCTCGGCCTCGGCATCGGCCTGTTCATCGCCGCCGTTCTCATCGGCTTCTTTTAGAGGGTGGGCGCATGAAACCCGAAGCCCTCCACTGGCACCAGTTCATTCACTCCCTGACCGACCGCCGGCAGGAGATTGTCCGCAAGGCAAATCTACCCACCACCAGCCACCGGGACGCCCACGACCTGCTTTGTGCCGTCCCCGGCTACGACTTCGCAATCAGCCTCGCCATCGAATACCGCAACGCGGCGGAAGGAATCCCGGCATGAAACCCATCCTCTGCATCGACCCCGGCGCGAGCGGCGGCCTTGCTCTCCTAAACCACGAGAGCATCATTGACGCTTTCCCGATGCCCGATGGCATGACTGGCCAAATCGACGCGATCCGCCACATCGCCGTCACCAACCCCGGCATCATGGCCGTTCTCGAAAAAGTCGGCTTTCACCGTCCGGGCAATTCCGCCGTCAGCACGGCCAAGTTCGCACGCCATTGCGGACATTTGGAAGCGGCCCTTTATTCCGTCGGCGTCCCCTTTGAGGAAGTCGCGCCCGGTACGTGGATGAAAGCCCTCGGGGCTCTCCCCGCCGACAAGACGGCCCGCAAGAACGCGATCAAAGAACAAGTCGCCCGCCGCTTTCCACATCTGGACGTGACGCTCAAGACCGCCGACGCCCTCGGGATGCTGGTTTGGGCCATGCAACGCTCTAACTAAACAACAAAAGGAGAATACACCATGATTACGCTCGAAAGCCTGTCCAAAGGACAGCAGACGCGAGCCCCGCGTATGGTCATACTCGGAGTGGAAAAAATCGGCAAGACGAGTTTCGCTTGCGGTTGCCACTTCGACGAAACCGGGGCACTGGCCGAAACCGGGCTCAATGCCCCCGTCGTCATCCCCTGCAAGGGGGAGGAAGGCACCGACTCGCTCGACGTTACCACCTTTCCGACGGCCAACACCGCCGAGGAAGTCATCGAAAGCATCGGGGCGCTGTTCAACGAAGATCACGACTTCAAAACCGTCGTCATCGACAGCGCTTCCGCCCTTGAGCCGCTTGTTTTCGACGCGATATGCCGCGCCCACAACGTCAAGAGCATCGAGGAAGTCGGCGGCGGATACGGCAAGGGCTATGTAGAGTCGCTGCGCCAATGGCGCGACATCCTCTCCGGCCTCGACGCCCTCCGGGCCGAGAAGAACATGGCCAGCATCCTCATCGGCCATGTCAAGGTCAAGAGGTTCGACGATCCGACCGGGGATTCATACGACACCTACGCCTGGGACATCAACGACAAGGCCGCCAGCCTCATCTACCGCTGGGCGGATGTAATTCTGTTCGCCAATACCAAAGCCCAGGTCCGCAAGGAGGAAGTCGGCTTCAAAAAGGAGAAGAAACGGGCCATCGACACCACCGGCGGCCGGCGGTTCCTGTTCACGCAAAAGCGCCCCGCCCACCCCGGCGGCGGTCGCGGAGTCTTTGGCCAACTCCCCTACGAGTTGCCACTCGACTGGCAGATTTTTGAAAACGCCATCGCAGACGCGATGCACAACCAAAACACAACCCAAGGAGAATGACCATGAGCAACGACATCAGCGAAGCCCTCGGAGGCGACTTCGACGCCGAAAGCATCCCGATCCCGTCCTACGAGCCCATCCCCCCTGGCTGGTACGCAGCCGAAATCGACAAGGCGGAAGTCCGCGACACGAAAGCCGGAACGGGCAAGTACCTCAAGCTGGAACTGGTTGTCCTCGACGAAGCCCACAACGGCCGCCGCGTCTTCACGCAGATCAACCTTTCCAACCCGAACCAGCAGGCGGTTGAGATCGGCCAGCGCGAGCTTGCCGCTCTCGCCATGGCATGCGGTGTCCCGGCCTTGCGGGACTCTGCGGAACTGCTGCAGAAACAGATCAGGGTCAAAGTGAAGATCAAGACCGAGGAAGGCCGCGAGCCCGACAATGCCGTCGTCGGCTACCGGCCCCTTTCCGACGCCGCCCCGGCTGCGCCCAAGCCCGCCGCCGCCAAGCCGAAGCCCGCCGCAGCGCCCAGCGCCGCCGGCAAACGCCCGTGGGAGAGATAGCCATGAAATCTCTCGAAGAACTGGCAACCAACCTCTACGACGCCAAGAAGGCAGAGGAAGCCGCCAAGGCCCAGCGAATCGAAGCCGAGGAAGCCATCGCGGCCCTCGTCGAAACGCCCGAAAATGGCTCAAAGACTGTGACGGCCGGGGCGTTCAAGATTACGGTAAAACGCGGCCTGTCCTACAAGGCCGACGTCCAGGCGATCCTCGGGCTCGGCCTCGCCGATCCGCCCCTTAAAACGAAGATCGAACTCCACGAAAAGGCATACGAGGAAATCCGTCAGACGAACCCCGACCTTTTCGGCAAGGTTTCGCGCTTTGTAACAGTCACCCCTCGCAAGGTGGCCGTCAGTCTGAATCTGGCCTAGCGGCCGGGGGAGGGGCGCGTCTCCTCGTAACAACGCGCACCATTTTAGGAGGAACAATGAACGACATCGCCGACGCCATCCCCAAGACATCCGCAACCGTCGAGGCAATCTACCGCACATACGAGGAAAAGCGCAAGGCCGAGAAGCCCCGCGCCTATCTCGGCGCCTCCATCATCGGCCACCATTGCGACCGATACCTATGGTTCCAGTTCCGCGGCGCTTGCGCCCCCACGTTCACCGGGCGGATGCTCCGGCTGTTTGAAACAGGAAACATGGAGGAAAAGCGGATCATCCGCGAGCTTAAGGAAATCGGCGTCCAGGTTGAGGGGGAATCACCTCAAATCGCCATCGAAGCCATCGGCGGCCACTTCCGCGGCCACCTTGACGGAATGGGCCTCGGGATTCCCGAAGCCCCGAAGACATGGCACGTTTTGGAGTTCAAGACGCACAATAGCAAATCGTTTGCCAAACTGGAAAAGGATGGCGTCCAGAAGTCGAAACCCATGCACTACGCCCAGATGATGGTGTACATGGGATGCACCCAAACGACCCGCGCCCTCTATGTCGCCGTCAACAAGGACACCGACGACATCTACACCGAGCGCGTCCGCTACGACAAGGATGAGTTCGCCAGGCTCATGCGTAAGGCCCTCGACATCATTTCTGCCATCACCCCGCCGCCCAGGTGCGCCGACCGCCCCGATGACTTCCGGTGCCGCTTTTGCGATGCCTCCGAAATCTGCTGGCCCGCTAAGGGCACCGTGCCGCTCCCGTGCCAGTCGTGCCGATCCTGCTGCCACGCCACCCCGGAAACTGGGGAGGACATGGCCGGCCAATGGACTTGCGCCAAAGGCTTCCCGATGGAAGCCGGGGACACTTGCCGCGCCCATCTTCTCATCCCCGACCTTGTAGCCTGGGCCGAAGTCACGGACGCCGGTGCCGACTGGATCAAGTTCCGCAACCGCGACGGCGGGGAGGAATGGGTGCATGGGGTGGCTGGCAAGTCAACCGCGGATTTGATTAAGGTGATGCCGTTTTAACAACAAGGAGAATAACATGAAAGCCAAACTCGATTCACTTCAACAAGCCCAATGGGTTCTCGACATCCGCCCCGTGGATTCGTTTGTCGTCAGCCGCTACCGCCAGGCATGGCGCACCGGGGCCGCATTCCCGCCCATCATCGCGGACAAGGCCACCCGCGAAATCATCAGCGGAAACCACCGCTGGCAGTCGGCCATGGACGAGTTCGGCCCCGACTTTGAAATCCCGGTCGAATACCGGACGTTCAAGTCCCGCGCCGACGCCCTCCGGGTCATGGCGGATGAAAACGCCAAGCACGGCGAGCCCATGGACGGCATCACCCGCCGCCGCCTCACTTGCGCGATGCTCGTCGAGGGAATCACGGAGAAGGAAGTCGCCGCGATCCTCGGCGTCCCCGTGACCCGTTTGGAACGGTGGGGGGAACAGAGCGTGACCGTCCAAATCGGAAAGAAAACCGTCGCCCGCCCCGTCAAGACGGGGATCGACACCGAAGCCGTCAAGACCATGACCGGGGAAGAATACGACGAACACATCGAACGCGACCAGGGCATGACCGCCCGCCACATGGCCAACCAGCTTGCCCGCTGGCTCCGCAATGGCTGGGTGAACATGGACGACGCCAAGACCGCCGCCGCCGTCAAGGAGTTGAAGGCGGCCATGCGGGAGGCGGGAGTTTAGCCATCGGGCTCAATAAACACACAAGGTCGAAGCGAGCCAGCCGTTGCAAGAAACCCCAAGACAAGAAGCGAGCCATTCCCCCAAAGAAACCCATTACAGCCAAGCGAGCCATGGCCGAAAATACGCCCACGACGCAGAAGCGAGCCAGGCCAGCTAATACGCCCAAGCCGCAAAAGCGAGCCATTAAAAGCAAGAAACCCAGGGAAAATAAGCGAGCCATTGCCAGTAAGAAACCCACCATCCCGAAGCGAGCCAAATCATCCAATAAACCCATCAAAAAGAAGCGAGCCACGCCCCGCAAGAAACCCACACGCCCGAAGCGAGCCAACGAAGCCAAGAAACCCAGAAGCGAAAAGCGAGCCACTCGGTCCAAGAAACCCAGAACCCCCAAGCGAGCCAATTTGAACAACCCAAGGAGAACCCCATGAACGAACAGCAATACCAAAAACAACGCGACATCATCCGCATTCTTGTCCGCGCCCGCGAGGACTTCCAGGGAATGCGGAAGCGCATGGACAACCGCATCGGCCGCAAGGCCGACGGCAACGAGCAGGACAGGGAAAAGTTGCCGGCCCGCGAGTTTGAGCCGGAAGACGCCATGCAGTTTTCCGAGATTGCGGACGAAGCCCGCAAGCAGGAGGCGGCCATCGAAAAGAAACTGCTAGCCGCCTGCAAGGCGATGCCAGCCTACCCGTGGCTCAAATCCGTCAAGGGCGTCGGCACCATCGCCATGGGGCACATCCTCGGCTGGATCGACATCTACCGCGCCACGACGGTTTCCAAGATTTGGCAATATGCCGGAATGAACCCCGGCATGGTGATTGCCAAGAAACGCGTCGAAAACAAGGACGGCACTTTCTCCTGCATCCCGACCACGGCCCTCATCCGCGGCGACCGGCTTGCGCCTGGATACGTCGCACCGTTCAACAAGCAACTGCGAACCGCATTGCTTGGCGTTATGGGCGATGGATTCATCAAAGCGCAAAACCCCTACTGCATGGATCACTACTACCCCGTGAAAGCCCGCCTGGAACAGTCGGACAATACGGTGGAAGAAATCAAGAAAGCCGGGGCCAAGCCATCGCCGGTTGCGTGGAAAGACGCCAAGAAAGCCCACCGCCACCGGGCCGCGATCCGCAAGATGGTTAAAGCGTTCCTGCAAGACTTCTACGTCGCCGCCCGTACCGCCCACGGGCTCCCCGTGCGCCCGCCGTATGCAGAGGAATATCTCGGCAAGGTTCACCAAGCCTAATGCTCACCCCCCGCCCATACCAATCCGCCGCCCTCGACGCCTTGGACGCCCACGTCCAGACGCGCCCAGGGAACCCGTGCGTAGTAATACCGACGGGCGGGGGGAAGTCCCTGCTGATGGCACTCGCCATTCAACGATGGAAGGAGGCCGCCCCGCACTTCCGCTGCATGGTTCTCGCCCACCGCAAGGAGCTTGTGCGCCAGAACCACGACGAAATGATGGAAGTGTGGCCGGAATGCGAGGCGGGGATTTATTCGGCGGGGCTAAACCGCCGCGACCTCGATCACCCCGTACTGTTCGCGTCCATTGATTCCGTGTGGAACAAGGCCGCCCAGTTCCCCCGCTTCGACTGCATCATCGTGGACGAGGCCCACCGCATCCCGGCGCGTGGCGAAGGCAAGTACCGGACTTTCCTACGGCACTTCCCCCGCGCCATCGTTGTAGGCTTCACAGCCACCCCATACAGAATGGGAGCGGGGGCAATCTGCCACCGCGATCACATCCTAAACGAAGTCTGCTACGAGGCCAACGTGGGCGACCTCATCCGCGACGGCTATCTCGCCAAGCTCCGCTCCAAGGTCGGAAAAGAGCAGCCGGACCTATCCGGCGTCAAACGCCTGTCCGGGGGCGACTACATCGCCAACAGCCTATCCGCCGCCATGTCGGAACCCGACGTCGTGCGGGGAGCCGTAACAAACGCGGTCGAAATACTCGCCCGCGAGGGCCGCAGATCGGTCGTATGGTTTTGCGTTGACGTTGCCCATTGCGCCGCCGTCCAGGGCCAGCTTGCCGCCCTTGGCGTCCACGCCCCAGCCGTGACGGCGAAGACCCCGAGCGGCGAGCGGGACGCCATCGCCGCCGGATTCAAGGCTGGGACGATCCAGCACATTCTCAACGTTAATGTTTTCACGGAAGGCTTCAGCGCCAAAGGCATCGACGCCATTGTCCTGCTGCGCCCCACCCTCTCTAAAGGTCTCTACGCCCAAATGGTGGGCCGGGGGTTGCGCCTGCAACCCGGCAAGACCGACTGCCTCGTCCTGGACTTCGCACAATGTATCGCCAGTCATGGCCCCATCGACTGCCTCGGGGACGGTGGCGGGGTGGCCGTTGTCGAATGCGGCAACTGTGGCGACACCTTTTCCAAAGCCGTCAAGGTCTGCCCGAACTGCGGCTGGGAGTACGTCGCCCCGCCGAAAGCCCCGCCGTCCGAGGCCGGAAGCCGGTCGCGGAAGCTCCACGGCTCCGAGGCCGCCGACATCGACATCCTCGGGGCGGTCCAGACCATCCGCCCCGAAACCGTGACCGTGGTACGCCACAAGAAGCCGGGGAAGCCCGACAGCCTCCGCGTGACCTATCACGCGGGGCTTCTCCGGGTTTCGGAATGGGTTTGCCTCGACCACCCCGGCTACGCCGGCGACAAGGCCCGCGCCTGGTGGCGCCAGAGATTCCCGTCGCCGCCGCCGAGCGTTAATGAAGCCCTTGGCTTCCTTTTCCTGCCGCAGCAGATCCTTGCCGTCACGGAGTCAATCGAAGTGGGGCGGGAAGGGAAGTATCCGACAATTAAAACTGCAACCATAAGGAGAACCGCATGACTACAGACCAACAAGCAATCCCGGTTATTGGGCGAATCACGGTATCCGAGTATTGCGGAAACCACTATGTCACCGCACCATCGAAAGATGTCATCGCCATGACGCCGATCCGCATGATTGCCGATTTGATCGCGGACGCACTTAATACGTCGAAGAAACGCACCGCAGTCCTTTTGCGGCAGGGGTGGACTGTCGGGAGAGACGGGCAGTTGTTTCCACCCAACCCTAGCCGTCAGACTTCGGCGGCACGAAAGGACGGTTAAAAATGGAAACCCCGCAACTTGCCGCCGATAGTCCTGCACGGCGTTGTTCGACGATTGTCGGGTATATGTGCGGCCCGCGCATTTACCGTTTCGGCGGGTGGCTTTTCGAGCGGCCAGCCGGATATGGGACGCCGTGGCCGATCAAGGAGGACGGAACGCCTTACAAGCGGGCTGGCCGCGTATTCTGGAAGATGGTTGATCGTTTTGAGCGCATGTCGAACGAGAAGCGCGAAGCATGTAGAGAGGGCGGCGGTTGCGTTCCGCTTATCCAGTCGAACCCCAATTTTCAGGCTGGAGGCACCTTGTGACTCCTAGCCTGCAAAATGTTGTTCGATCTCTTTTGGCTCGGATAGCCAAACATATCGGCCACAATCGCGTATCGGCGCGTAGGCAGTTGTACCCGCAACTGTGGGACTGCTGGCCGAAGTGGACGGGGCGCAAGCACCCGAGCATCTTCTCCGTTCGCGTTCGCCTGTGCGGATGGTTGACTGGACACGAAATCAGCA